TACTGGTTCAATTGTATTTCCAAAAGCAGCACCGTGGAAGATATACTGTGACTCAAGATTTACGACATCTTTATAGTAAGTAGCAGAACCTTCTGAACTCTTACCATCAGATAGTTTAGAGAGATATGTAAATCTTTCTAGAACTGTATTAGAAGCACCAGAAATATCTCCAGTTGTATCAATAACAGCAAGGTGAATTTCGTCATATGATATGCCACGTGAAGAAGCATACTCAGAAGTACCAGGACGAGGACCAATTGCAGCAAGCTTTAATCCAGTAGAACCAATCTCTGTATTGGTATACCAGTCTTTAACAGAACTAATAGCAATGTTATCGTTTGTTACTGTATTAACTGTAACTGTTAGATCAGCAGTAGCACCTGTACCAAGATCAGCAGCAGCAACTGTTACTGTATCTCCTGTAGAATATCCTGTACCACCATTGACAATAGTTGTTGAAGTAACTTGACCATTTACGTCAATGATAACTTGGAGTCTTAATGCACTACCAGTACCACCTGTAACATCTCCTTGGTGTGTACCATTCTGACTACCAAGACCATTGTAAGCACCAGCAGTTATTGTCTGTGCAACACCGTCTCCTGGCTCGTCAAAGTTATCTCCTGGAACAATCAATGAAGTTGGGTTGTCAAGTATGACTGCCAACTCACTAGTAGCAGCATCCCAAGAATAAATCCTACCAGCTTTACCAGCAGTTGTTGTGAATGCAGTTCCTAATGTTGTTGTAGCTGGAGCAGAAGCAAGTGTAAGAAGTTGATCAGCACCACGGTCTACTGCTACAACTGATACTGAGTTACCCCATGTACCAGCACTACGTGCAGCAATAACTTCAGATGTTCCAACACCAGATACCCAGTCAGTATCATTCTTAATAAGAACTCCACTACCATCTGAGGTAGAGTTAAGAACTCCTGTTGCAGCACGAACTACGGCAAGTTGACCACCATATCCTAAAAACTCATTTGCTACCAACCAATCTTCTGCGTTTGAATCGTTGGGTGTACCAAATATACCAGCGAATTGCTTTTGACTGGTTACGGATGTAATTTGTCCGATTGGTCCTTTCTGAAAAGATGACGCAAACGCAGCTGTTAATGCTGAATTGCCTACTATAGTAGTGTTCGTTAGGTCACGTTCTCTAAGAACTACACCAGGCGAGACTTGACTTGCCATGTTTTACTCCTCTGATAATTCCAAATTTATCTGTAAGTATTTAGAATATCCAGTAAGTCAAGAAGTCAGAGACCTTAGGGGGTATTCAAATACCCCTAGAAGTTCCACATGTATGCAGCAGTTTCTTGTGTATCTCCATAAGCCCAGAGATCTCCATTCTCATCTAAGAATGTATCATCACCCAATCCATCATCTACAAAACCAAAAGGAGCCATGTCCTGTTCTATTTGATCTCGCTGTTCTTCATAAATTCTTCTTCTGACATCTTGATCTGTCATCTCTCTGAAATACTCTTGCATGACCAACCAAGCAAAGAGTACAAGACACATCACTAGGTCATCATGATACCCATCATCCGCTTCCCAACATTGTTTTCGCTGAATGAATGTTGTAAGCTCTCTTAATATATCAAAGTCTTTGAATGTTAATTTATCATCTTCTATAATTGCTTTAAGATTAGCACACCCTTGTTTCTTCACAGTGATACTCATCTTAACACCTAACTGTGTCTTGTTGCCTGAGAACCCTTGACCAACAACTTGACCAGCTCTACCACGCATTGCACACATTAATACATTAGGATATTCTAGATCATAATTTAATGTAGCACCTATACTATCACCAATATCATTTACCTCAACCAAGATATATGGGAACCGATACTCTTTAGCTACGGAATGAATCACCGATGGAAACAGCACAGGTTTGATTTCATTATTTCTGTACTTGGCAACAATTTGATACGGTAACGTGGTGATATCAAACACGACAAAAGCACTGTAGTCACCACCAATTCCTCTGGCAACGTCCACAGTGATAATATATTCGTGACCTTCTTCACTTCTTTTATATACGTCAAGTCCAGCATTGCTTGTAATAGGATCTTCAAATGGGATAGCTTGTAGTTTAGATGGAGAGATGAGAGTATCAGCAGATCCAAGGAAGTCGCATTCAAACTCCTGTGCGAACTGTCTCTTAGATGTGTTCTTTAATGTCTCTTCCTTCCACTTGGCATCTCTGCCTGGTACTTGTGACCAATGTACTTCATTCGTAACATATCCATTCTTACCATTCCTAGCATCTTCCCACATCTTATAGAAGTGGTTCATACCATTAGGAGTAGATATGATTATGACTTTCGTTGACTTACCAGAAGTAATAGTAGGATAAACAGAGGCAAAGAATTGCTCTGCAACATGGTTCGGAACGAAGGCGAACTCGTCAAGGAAGAGGATGTTAAACGACATGCCTCGGACAGCACTTGCAGACGTAGAAGCAGCCAGTATCTTTGATCCATTTTCTAACTCCACATTACCTTTGTTCCATACGAGTATACCATGTTGTAACCACTTAGGCAAATTCTCGTATGCTAATTGTAGTCTGCCTAAAAGTTCCCTTGCAGTACTAGCCTTGTTAGCAAGTATCCCAATATTAACGCTATCATTGAAGATAGCATAGTGAAGCAGATACGCCACCACAGTGGTGCTCTTACCAGTCTGACGAGGAAGCTTTGCAATGTTAAACCTATTGTTATGGAAGTCCATTAAGATTTCCTTTTGGAAACCATACATCTCAAATGGTACTAGACCTTCATCCAAGTTAATAATCTGCATGTAGTTACACGCAAAGTAGAGTGGGTCTTGCTTACACTTGATCCACTCATTAATTTGTTTCTTTGTAAATTGTATCTCAGTACCAGCCTTCTTCAGGTTGGGGTTACCAAGATATACTTCAGTCTTCGCTACCATATTGTCCTAACTCTGCTTCTGGTATTCTTTCTGCTGCAAAATAAACAAAGTTTATTGCAACTCTTCTTCTGTTATTAGTACATGATGTACCACTATGTAGCATTTGTGATGGAAAAGTTACCATACGATTCGCAACACTCTCAACTTTAGTACCACATTCTTTAAACTCAGTATAACCATCATTACTATTAACATAGTAAATTCCAGTCATACAATCAAATGGAACATCTACATGAAATCCATGCCTAACAATCTTTGGAGTTCTTAAATTTAAATTTGCTTTGATTCTTATTAAAGATCTAATATTTAAATCTGGATGATTTATGATTGGATTAACTGCTACGTATCCACTGCCTTCTGCAAGGTTAGGAGTACAGTTATTATAACACATATGTGTTAGTTGAAAATTATCAAGTGGATCAACATCTAAACTATCTTCATGAACAACATCACTCCAATACCAAGGTAATGGAAACTTCTCATTCAAAAATGTATTCTTAATATTCCTATATTCTTTAGGACTCAAGAGATCATCATATATTTTAATCATATTATAAAGTTCCGTGTGATCTCCTTATTGCACGTAGATCTTCAAAATTCTTTTGCTTAGTACCACCATCATATGCCCAAGCATACCCTTCGGTGATCATCTGTTCGTTTAATGAAAACTCATCATCGCCAATATAGAGCCAACCAAGAAGCCTACCATACTTCCCAACGCCACCCTTAAGTTCAGTTCTAATAACGAGCTCTTCATCTCCCTTGATAGTCTCTGTCAGCTTCTGCTTCATCCAATTCGTAGCGTCTATCCCAAGGGTCTTCTCTTCCTTGTCTCTTGTCCTCTTCTCTGGGGTGTCCACACCTGCAATTCTCACTCTCTCTTTCTTCGTCAGGCTGAACCCTAGGTCCAGTGTCACGTCTATCGTGTCTCCATCCACCACTCGGTTGATCTTGACCACTCGGAAATTGTAACAACTCTTCCGACTCGGTGGAACCATAGCACCCATGTTTTTCATCCTCCATTATCAATGCACTATTTAGTGTCTCTTCAATAGAGGTTCTATTCTGCTCCGATTCCCACGTCCTGAACTCCTGTATCAGTGTGTTCGGATTCAGTGGAGATGTCATTAGAAACAACGGGGTTAGGATACCAGCTATCATATTTAAAGATCCAATAAATTGAAATGCCTACTAATACTAACAGTATAGCACACATTATATTTATTGACCATACCACATCAGACATATGCTTCAGCAGCAAGTCTGAATGCTAAACCTAATGATACTCCCATGATGGTAAGACGGCTCATCC